CCGCGCGGATTGATGAGCTGCATAACATCCTCGCCGAGCGGGAGGCGCCATGACGTTCTACGATGCCTTGGCCTTCGTCCTGCGCCACGAGGGCGGTTATGTGAACCACCCCGGCGACAAGGGCGGCGAAACCAATTACGGCGTCACCCGCAAGACTGCCCGCGCCCATGGCTACCGCGGATCCATGAAATACATCCCGATGGAAGTCGTCCGCGCCGTGTACCGCGAGGGCTATTGGGACAAGTGCCGCTGCGAAGAAATGCCGCGCCACCCCCTGCGCCTCGTGGTCTTCGATGCCGCCGTCCATGCCGGACCCAATCGCGCCATCCGCTGGGCGCAGTCCGCGGCGGGAACGGATGTGGATGGCCTTATCGGTCCCCGCACCCTCCATGCCATCCATGCCGCCCCCGATAAGGACCGCCTGGCTCTGGCCATGATCCAGGCCCGCCTCGATTTCCTGCGCGGTTTGAGCAACTGGTGGATTTTCAAAAACGGCTGGAGCGATAGGATCGCCGCCCTGCGTGCGGAGGTGCAATCGTGACCTTCGCTTACGATGCCTTCGCCGCCTGTTTCGATCCCAATATGCCAGGCGTGTTGCAGGCAACATGGGGCAGTGGCTCTAGCGCCTATGTCCAATTCTTTGCCGATCCGGTCCTGGACAGCGACGGTATCCACGCCATCCAGCGGCGGGCCTATGTCATCCAGGGCCTGGCCAGCGCCATTGGCGGCCTGAGCCGTGGCGATACCGTCACCATTGGCGGTCAGGCCTATCGCTGCGTCACGTCCGCCCTCAACGATGGATTCGGCGTCGTCACCATTCACCTCGAGCCGGCCGCCGCCACATGATTTACGCCGCTGACATCATCGCCCGCCTGCAAGATCAATGCACCGACCTGGCCGCGGTGGAAGACACCGCGCGGGTGGAGCCCATCGAGCGCGATGCCGACGACCTGCCGTGCGCATCGGTGCACATGGTCAGCGACACCCCCGGCTTCATGGCCCTGTCCGGCCAGGGCCGCCAGTATCGCCGCCGCTACGAGATCCGCATTACCGCCGCTGATGATGCCTCCCTGCATACCGCCCGCGCGGCTATCCATCACAGCCTGCTGGAAGCATGGGCCGTAGGCGAGGATGCCTGGGCCGAATACTTCGGCACCAACCAGCCGGCAAATTACATTCGCTGGGTCGGCGGTGAAATGACCGCCATCGCTACTGGCGCCCTGCAATGGCGCGATCTGTTTGACCTGCAATTATGCGACTACCCACCCAGTGAATAAGCGCACCCACCCCCTGACACCCTATCGAGGATATGACGATGGCAATGGCCACCTGTGTTGACCTGATTACCGCCAAAGGAACAAAGTTCTATATTGGCAACAAAACATTGAGCGAAGTCCCTGACTACACCGAAGTCGGTATGATCGAGAGCTTCGGCGAATTCGGCCCCGATGCGTCGGTTGGCTCCTTCACCCCGGTTGGTACCGGCATTGCCGGTAAATACATCGGCACCACGGACAACGGCGAATTGTCGCTGACGATTGCCAAGACCAGCACGGACACCGGCCTGGAGGAATTGATCGCCGCCCGCAAGGCCAATACCCCATTGGCCTATAAACTGGTGCTGAGCGATACTGGCGCCTATACCTACACGTTTAACGGCCTTTGCCGCTCGGTGCGGGTGAATATCGGCACCGGCGATGATGTCGTCAAAATCAACTGCGCTATCGCCCTGACTGGCGCGATCACTGAAGCGGCTTAATCGGAGAAAGTAAATGTCTGACGTACTCGGCACAGTCCAAGACCTGATCGCGTCCAAGGGCACAAAAATCTATTTGTGCGAAGCGGCGCCTACCATGACCGGGGTCGAAGAGGATGATCTCGATTTGTTCGACGCCCTGACCTGGGTCGAAATCGGCATGGTCGAATCCATCGGCGAATTCGGCCCGGAAAAATCCATCGGCACCTTTACGCCGTTGGGCACCGGCATCGCCTGTAAATTCAGCGGCACGACCGATAACGGCGAGCTGTCGCTGTCCATCGCCAAGACCGTCGCCGATGACGGCCTGGTCGATCTGCTGGCCCTGCAAGGCTCGCCGGCTGAAACGGCATTTAAGGTCGAGCTGAGCGAAACCGGCACCGCCGGCACCGGCATGCTTCCCCACCGCTATTGCTTCAACGGCCTGGTGCGCTCGGCGCGTGTGACCCTCGGCACCGGCGACGATGTGGTCAAAGTGTCCGTCGCCATCCCGGTCACTGGCGACATTATTGAAGGCACCGCCGTCAATGGCACGCCGTAACCCTTAGCGGGCAATACCGCGCCGGCGGGCCCGCCGGTTTTTTCCATGCAACATAAAAGAGACCTACTATGTCCCTCAAGAACATCACCCTCGGCCACACCGCCTCCCTGCACCTGCGCCACCCCGGCACCGATGCCCTGCTCTATTGCGACGATAAAACGCCCATGATCATTGACCTGGTGGGCGAACATTCGGAGGAATACAAGGCGGTCACCCGCCGCTGGCAAAATGAAACCCTGCGCCGCCCCGGCCGCAAGCTCAGCGCCGAACAGATTGACGAGCGGTCCTTGGACCTGCTTGTCGCTGTCACTAAGGGCTGGCACCTGCAATGGGATGAAGGGATGCTGCCCTTCTCGCCGCAGCAGGCGCGGGAGCTTTACAGCGATCGTGAGCACGGATGGATTAAATCCCAGGTCGAGAGCTACGTCTTCGAGCAGAGTAACTTCCTGGGGGAATCGTGGATGGCCTGACGCTATGGGCGCAGCATCACGCCTGGCTAACGGCGCCGCGCGAGCGCCAGGCGCCCAAGGGCGGGGGCGAGGCGCCGCCCGCCACCAGCCGCGCCACGGAATGGGAAATCGACCTAGCGTCGGCGCCCATGCCGCCCCTGGTGGGCGGTGACTGGCTCCTTGGTTGGCTATTCGCAGCGGGCCCCCTGGCCAGTGACGGCATGGGCGCCCGTGGCCTGTCCTGGCCCGAGCTGGCAGCCTGGGAGGCCTGCACCCGGCCCCTGGCCACCCCATGGGAGCTGGCCGTCGTGCACCGACTGAGTTCGGCCTACGCCAATGCCTGGCACGCCGCCACCAAGCCAGACTGCAAGGCGTACTGGCTGAATGAGGAACTGGCCCAAGCCAATGCCGCCCGCAGTGACGCGGTGGGGCAGCAACTGAAGTCTGTCTTGAGCGCCCTGGCCAAGCGCGGCACCCCTAAGCCCACCCCCCCCGCATAGCGAGCACGCCCATGGCCGGACTGTCAGATTTGAGGATTCGCATCACGGCGGACGGCACTCAAGCCACCCGCGCTATGCAGCAGGTGGGCACCGGCATGGGGCGGCTGCGCGATGAATCCACCCGCACCGAGCGGGCTATGCTCGCCTTGCGCGGGGCCTTCACCGGCTTCGCCGCGCAAGTCGCCGGCGCCCTGGGGCTGGCCAGTATCGCCCGCAGTTTCGTCACCACCGCCGTGGAGATGGACAAGCTCAACCGGGGCCTGATTTACGTCACCGGATCTAGCAAGGCGGCCGCCGCCGAGATGGCTTATATCGCCGCTACGGCCAACCAGATGGGCCTGCGGGTAAAGGATGCTGCCGATGCTTACTTACAACTAGCCGCCGCCGCCAAAGGCACCGCCCTGGAAGGTAAGGGCGCCAAGGATATTTTTGAGGCGATCTCGTTATCCATGGGCAAACTGGGCCGGTCATCCGCCGATACCAGCGGGGCGCTCAAGGCCGTCGAGCAGATGATTTCCAAAGGCAAAGTCTCCGCCGAAGAGCTGCGGGGGCAACTTGGCGAACGCCTGGCCGGCGCCTTCCAAGCCGCCGCGCGGTCCATTGGCAAGACTACCGAGGAAATGGACAAAATGCTGTCAACCGGCACAGTCGTAGCCGAAGAGATGATTCCGGCTTTGTCACGCGAACTGATGAAGGCCGCCGGCAATGACAAGCGGATTGGCGGGTTGGCGGCAGAATGGAATCGCCTGATGAACGCCATTGATCGCGTCTATATTGCCCTCGATAAACTGATGGGCCTGACGCCGAAACTGGAGGCGTTTCTGGCCAAAGTGGGCTGGGGCTTGACCGTGGCCGCCAACGTCATCGAGGGCAAGGGGCTCCAGGTATTTGAGAGCGATACAGAGCGCTACAACTTTCTCGTCACCGAGCGCCTGCGGCTGATGGAAGAACTCGCCGCCGCCGAAAAGCGCCTGGAAGATCGCACCGGCATGAACGGCCTATTAGAATGGATGGGCGTAGGCGTCGAACAGACCAAGATGCAAATAGCCGGCCTGAAGGGTGACCTCAATGAGGTCGAGCAGGCCATTATTGCCCTGGACGAGGCCAACCTGGCGGGCGTCTTTGAGTCCGCCACCCCTGCCGCCAACAAATTGAAGGAATCGGCACAGGACCTGGGCGAGGTCCTGGAAGGCGAGGCCAAAGTGGTCCGCGATCTGGAAAATGCCTATGGCCTTTATGCCGGGCAACTCGATGCCGTGTGGTTTCTGGAATCCAGCCGTGGCAAAAGAGTAGGGGTGGATTCCTCAAAATGGGTCACAGTCGAAGAGCGCGGGCTGAAAGTCGCGCGTGAAATCCGCGGCGAATTCCAAATGATGGTTACCACCGCCGCCGGTCTTGGCGGCAACATGGGTACTTTTGCCGGTCAGGCGGAACTCGCGGCCAAATACCTGAAAGAGGCCAAAGATCAAGGAAAAAGCCTGTGGGAGCAGTTTGCCTACTACCACGGCGGCCCTAACCGCAAAAGATGGAAGGAGGATACTATCGCCTATGCCGATGCGGCGGTAAAAATTGTCGAGACGGCCAACAAGGCCATGGGCGATCTGGGCTCCAGCACCGGCAAGGAGATCAAGGCCAGCCAAGAATCGGCCTCCCGCGCCCTGCAACAGCTCGCTGGCGATGTGCAGCAACTCGAAGACCGCTATCTCCCCGCCGA